TTGCCAATGGAGGAGATCGACAAGAGGATAATACGCCAGAACTTAACACTTTTGAAAATGATGATAGAGTTTTCTTTGTATGGGGTGTAGGTGGTAATACTAAACAGAATAGTAGTAGCTGGATATTAAATGATTATGTTGAAGGAAAGAAAGTAGAAAGAACGTGGGGTTATTATCGGTTATTACATACAGATGATAATTTTCATGTTAAAGAGTTAGTAATTAAGCCACATAATTCATTATCAATGCAAAAACATAATCATAGAAGTGAAACATGGAATGTAGTAAAAGGTGAGTGTTATGTATTACTTAATAATGAAAGATTACAATTAAAGAAAGAAGAAAATATATTCATTCCAGTTAATACATGGCATAAAGGTATTAATGAAAGTGACCAAGAATGCCATATTATAGAGATATGGAGAGGAGAGAATAAGGTTAATGGTAAGTATTATTTTAGTGAAGAAGATATAGAGAGAAAGAAGTTAATTATGTAACAAGCTTTGATACAGTTTTTATGTTTTTTTATATTATAAAGCCCTTTTTAAATTAAGCTGTGGAAAAAGTTGTGGAAAACTTTTATTAGAGAATTTATAGTCATCTTGGCGTGCAGCTTACCATAAAATCGCACAAAAGTCAACATAATACTCTGAAAACTTAATAATTTGTTGCGAAGTACTGCGATGCGCCTCATAAGGTGCCGCAGTACTGCGAGGTATTTGTGCATCACCGCCGCAGGCCTTATACATCGGGAGCTGCGGTATATGTGCATCGGACTCGCAGGCAATATACATCGCAGCAGACTGCGGCACGCAGGCATTATACTGCGATGCCCGCAGCACGCAGGCCATATACATCGCCGCAGGCCTTATACATTACGTTTTATTAACACATGCACATATGCATTGCGTATTATGCGTGTGCGTGTTATAATGGCCACAGGAATGAACAGAGGTGTTCCAGCTGGCTAGCCAGCCTAAGCCTCTGTCATTTCTTCGTTTTCCACAGGTGCTGTGGAAAAACCCCAGTAGATTATGATATTCCATTATAGGGTATAAGAGGGACTAGGAGGATATACCTTGTGACAGTTGCCCAACTGGCGGCGGCCGCTAGGCCGAGTTTTCCACAGCATTGTGGAAAAACCCCGTCTTTTGATTATCGTGCTTGTGACAATCGGGTAACTGTCCTATATCGCTGTGGAAAAAGAGTTTTCCACAGCATTCGTGTGACAATTATAAAAGTGTCCTTTTTTGTTAAGTTTTTGTTGTAATTGACCCTATTTGGGCAAATGAGGATTTATAATTAGGGAGTTCAAACGATTTAGTCTTTTTTATGAACACTATGACTCGTGACTACTCTTACGATCAAAAAGAGACTATTAAGTCTTTTTTCACAAATGATGAGTGGGACGCAATCGATTCTGCCATGTGTGACTTCCAAGATTACGGTGACAAAGAGACCGACCTTGCAAATTCAATAGGAAACAAACTCTATGAATTATTCAAGTCAGACATTAGGAGAGGTCAGTAAAATGAATCAAGAACATTTCACTGAATTCTTTCCACAGTTACAGCAGAAGGGATACACCCTTCGGGAATGTGTACACGGTAAGGGATCGACCAAACCCGCACAAGTTCCCCCTGATTGGTTCAACGGAACCTATGAGGAGTACACGGAACAAATCCATGAATACATGAACGGTCTCTAAGACCGTTCTTTTTTTGTGACAGTTGAGAAACTGGACTTTTTTGTTTCATTATGTAACGAGGCAAAGAAAAAAGTCTCGTTTCGGTTTTATAATGAATGAGTAAACACGCAAGCACGTTTTATGCCACGCAAGTCAACCGTTTCTAAGTCAACCGCTACTGCTCCAAAAGCACCACGTAAGACTAGAACACGCAAGACTGCCGCAACTGCCAAACCAGTTGCAACCAAGACTGCCCCAACCAAACCAGTTGAGCAAGCAGCATTCGGACTAAATCAGACCGAACTTAAGCAAGTTGAGAAACTTGTAAAGGCACAACCCAAAAAGGTTGAGCAACCAAAAGCAACGACTGTTACCACTTTTCAAGGCGGTAAGGTAATTGCTAAAGAGTTGATGAGACCAACAGCACCGCTAATCCAATTCAAAGATTATCGCCGTGATGCCATCAACCGCTGGAATATTCATCGTTATGAAATCCAGGAATTGGTAAAGGACATTAAGAACACTTATAGCAGTGTTACGTCCTATTTTTCAAAACTTGAAATCCAGTAGACAAACTGGCACAAGACCCCTTTACTAGGGGTCTTTTTTTATGCAATAATAAAAGAGTAAACAAAAAGAGGATTTTTTATGTTTTCAATTCCAACATGGGATGATGTTGCAGACGTGCCAGGCACCTCATTATTTGACATCATTAGACATAATGTTGAATTCTATTTTTTGGATGCTCACGAAATCGGTAGCAGTGACGTTTCGATTTGCGTTAATTCCGTTATTGATGAGTATGCCCCATTGACTGAGAATTTTGTAGCAGTGCCAACCCGTCGGGAAATCCGTAGGGCAGTCAATGAGGCGATCAGTCTATTGTATGATTAAGTTTTACAACAAAACCCCGAAAGGGGTTTTTTCATTTGGTACAATTAAAGAGTAAACACAACAAAGGTTTTTTATGTCCTGTCTACAGAATGAAATGATTCTCGAAGACCTTTTTTCTGAGGTTTGCGAAGAGTTCCCAAACATGTCAGAGGATCGCCAGATTGAAATCACAAAACAACGTTTTGAGGATCTCTGCCAATAAGGTAACGAATTGTTACTAAACCCCGAAAAGGGGTTTTTTCTTTGGTATTATTAAGAAGTGGGAGAGAAACCCACGTTGCAAACTTTACAGGATTTCAACCTTATGAGAAAAATCGAAAGACAAATGAACTTCGCAATTTCCAACAAGGGTAATTGGTCACTATCCAACACCGCTGTTGAGTATAACGAAAATTCAAATTGTTCAAACGTTTTTCTACATGGTCACAACATCGCAACCGTAGACCATGCGACCAAATCCGTAAAATTGAGTTCTTGCGGATGGGAAACCGTAACGACCAAATCCAGACTAAACGCAATTTTGCAAGAAGTCAACACTGGTTTTTCAATTTTCCAAAAACAGTTTGAGTGGTTTCTAAATGGTCAGGGCAAAACCGTTGATTTTTTTGACGGAATGATTTTGCTAGACTCTGGAGAGGTTGCTTAAATGTTTGAAGGCATCACCCCTTGGCAAATACCCGTCTATTCTGACGGGTATCGCCCCGCCGACGATGACGAATTAATGAACGTTTTTTATGACGACATTAAGGAAGACATCGACCCCGAAACCCAAAAACTTTTAAATCAATTTTGATTATGTTTGATTCTGCTCTTCGTCCTATGTTCGGCGGTGCTGTCCTTATGAATGAAACAGCGACCAAAGACAAAGCAGTTATGGCAGCACTAACTGCCCTCGCTGAAAACAATTTCACCTATCGTTCCCACCCTTCGGGCACGTGGTATATTTCAGACCGCCATTAGGCGGTCTTTTTCCTTTGCCTTTTACTTCGTCCTATTTGCATCGCTATGAAATCAATCCTAAATGCATCGCACAAAACGCTCATTGAGCAAGGGTATAAAATCACAGTGCTCAAACCACGCCGAGCACGTAAGGGCGAATTGGTTATGAGCATGACTAAGGGCGTAAGAACTAACACTAATCGCCGAGGTCAGGCATACAGCGCCCACGCCCTACGCCCTGAGACCAACATAATAGCAGGCAGCGCCAGCGCCTACTTCAAGACCAGCGGATGAGTTCGTGCTGAGAGCAGTGATTTTGGGGGTGATGCGATCCCCCCCTTCCCCCTTAGTGAAAAAGCTAAACAACCCTAACCTACAAAAGTATGCATCCCCGCCAACGATATAAAAAAAATTCCACGAGCCACAGAGACCGCCATGAGGATTGGGGGTTCTGGAAAGTAGTCTTTGCAGGATGGTTAATAAGATCCCCCAGAAAGTTTATTCAGTTCTTCTTAGGGTTGCTCGTGGTTATTCTGTGTTTAGGTACGGAAATCTTTCATGAAATAAAAAAGGATCAAAAAAATTTCGGGGGTAAAAATTACTACCACAGGTCTTATTGACAACTCCCTATATACATGGTATGATTACATTATCTTTCTGAAATTATATGGCCAAAGGTTTTAAGGTAAAGGCTGCAACTCCTGCAGTTGCAAAGAGCTCAGATGACTTCGATTTGGAAGCTGTCAAAGAGCACCTGAAAGGAAAAAAGATAGTATTCTGTATGCCTGGAAGAGGATGCAGTTATACGTTTCTAAAGAATTTTGTACAGTTATGTTTTGATATTGTAGGTTGCGGAGGTGCGATACAAATATCTCAGGATTATTCATCAATGGTAAACTTTGCGAGATGCAAATGCCTTGGTGCAAATGTTCTAAGGGGTAAGGATCAGAAACCTTGGGACGGAAAATTAGAATATGACTATCAGTTATGGATTGACTCTGACATCGTGTTTAACACTGAGAGTTTCTTCAGACTTATGCAGTTGGGAAAAGAAAAGGATATTGCAGCAGGATGGTATGCTACTGAGGATGGCTCAACAACTTCCATCGCTCACTGGCTCGAAGAAGAAGACTTCAAGAAGAACAAAGGAGTTATGAATCATGAGACCGTTGAGTCAATGAGTAAGAGACGGAAGCCTTTTACATGTGACTACACAGGTTTCGGATGGGTATCAATTAAGAAAGGTGTATTTGAAACTCTAGAATATCCGTGGTTTGCACCTCAGATGCAAGTCTTCGAGAGTGGTGAGGTACAGGACATGTGTGGAGAGGATGTCAGTTTCTGTTTAGATGCCAAGAAGGAAGGTTATGAGATATGGTGCGACCCTCGGATTCGTGTAGGACATGAAAAAACAAGAGTTATCTGATGTTTATGAGGTTAAAGTAGACGGAGAGGTCGTTTTCTCGGGCGATCTCGATGATGCTATGGATACCATAGAAGACTTATCGGATGAATACTACAGGACAGGGGAACCTGATCCTTCAACAATTACAATGGAGTTAATCAATGGCAGTCAAGAGTAGTTTATCAGGTGGGAGTTTCGTAGAGTCGATCCCCAAAAAATCTCGACAAGGAAGAGGAAAGCATTCCAAATACAGCGCAACCTCTCGAAACAAAGCTAAGAAAAGATATAGAGGTCAAGGAAGATAATGTCTGAACTAGATGTATTTGAGTATGAGAAACAATTAATCTATGGAGCTGATTATAAAGATCATCTCAAAGAGATTAATGCACTTGGTTATGTAGAGTATACCAAACTCAGAAAGGAAAGAGAGGCTAGAAAGAATGGCCTTTGATGATGATGTAAAGATCACTATCAACCTTAATAAGTTAGTTGATGTGAGAGCAAGAATACTAACTCAGTATGAGGATTTCTCAAAAGCAGTAGTAGCTGGTGAGTATCTTGATGAAAACGATGTAGATCGTATTGCAGTTAAGTTAAGAGAGACTCTTACTTGGGATACCTTATACAGTATGGTAGATAGTGCCATATTTGATTATATGGGGTTAAAAGATCCTAATCAACCCAACTATGGTGAGATACAACCTGAACCTGGCCGTGAGGCAATGTTGAATGAGATAGAGAAGAATAAGAAACAATTTGATATAATTAAACTTACATCCCCCAGCTGGGAAATTGACGTTCCTATCAGAAAGAAATGAAAATCGACACTCAGGGTATGAGTCTACCTGTGGATCCAAATGATCCTAAGTATAAAAAAACATTTAATATAGAACCACATAAACCTATGGTTGTTAAACCTCGTAGGTTATTTACTCCTGAGTATGTCAAAGAATTAAAGATACTTTTTAATGAAGTATTAGATGAGAGAGAACATAAGAGAAGACTAAGAATGCCATATGACAATGTAGAACCTCTACCACCATCATATTTCGATACAGAACACTTCCAACATAGTATCAACGACCCAGAACCAGAATATAAGGATTGGAATCAATACGATGTATAAAGCATTATACGATGGTCTTTTCGTTGGAAATAGTCCTATTGCAGGCCAAGGACTGTTTACTAAAAAAGAATTAGATATAGATACTGAATTAGGACTATCACACGTTTTAATTGGTGAAGAAATCATAAGAACACCAATGGGTGGCTTCATTAATCATAGCGAAAATCCTAATTGTGAAAAATACTTAATAAATAATAAATATTATATACGAACTATTAGGGCTATTCAGCCTATGGAAGAACTTTTTCTTAAGTATACTTTCTATAAAGTAGTATAAATATATTGAGTAAAATATTGTATTGGCATAATGCCTGTCGTACAACAGAGACAATCACGTGCATTTAAAGACATTTCACTGTCTTTTAAGAAACATCCTGTCACAAATGACATCATTTCTCTTACAAATGAGAATGCAATCAAGCGATCTGTCCGAAATTTAGTCGAAACCATCAATGAAGAGAGGTTTTTTAACCCTCTGATAGGTTCTCGTGTCAAAGAAAGTCTATTTGAACAGGCAGATAGTGGATTATTAACCACAATAAAGACTCAAATTGAGACTACAATCAATAATTTTGAACCTAGAGTTGCGTTAACTGATGTTAGTTGTGTTCATCCACCTAATACTAACAATTTAGAGGTTAGTGTAAGTTATAATATCATTGGCCAAGAGGCACAACCACAAGAAATTACATTTATCCTTCAACCAACTAGAGAATAATGGCATTTACACAATATACAAACCTAGATTTTGAAGAAATTAAGGTTTCTTTGCGTGAATATCTGCGTGCCAACTCCGATTTTACTGATTTTGACTTTGAAGGATCGAATTTATCGATATTAATAGACACTTTAGCGTATAATACCTATACTACAGCATATAATACTAACATGGTCGCCAATGAGGCGTTCATTGATAGTGCAACTTTAAGGGAAAATGTGGTTGCATTAGCAAGAAATGTTGGTTATGTACCCTCTTCTAGAGCAGCTGCAACTGCAAATGTCACTTTTACTGTTGATTTAGGGTCTGGAACCACTAGATCAAGCGTAACACTTAAGGCTGGACTGTTTGCATTGGGTGATTTTGAGAATACTAACTATACTTTCTGTGTGCCAGAGGACATTATATCACCTGTTAATGATGGATTTGCACAATTTACCATTGATATTAAGCAAGGAACCTTCTTAACGAAGCAATTTATCGTAGATAATGGTCAACCTAACCAAAGATTCATCATTCCTAATGCATATGTTGACACTTCTACTCTAAAAGTCAATGTAAAAGACACAATATCTTCTACTTCACAGACAGTTTACTCACAAATTGATAATATTGTGGGAATTACAACATTTTCTGAGACATATTTGATACAAGAAGTCCAAGATGAGAAATATGAGATACTTTTTGGTGATGGAGTACTTGGTAAGAAGTTAAGTAATAATAATTGCGTAACTGCAACCTATATTGTGTCTGATGGGCCTGGTGGAAACGGTGTTTCTGCGTTTTCTTTCGCTGGAAAACTGGTAGATAACGATGGTGGACTCATTACAACGGGTATTTCTGACATAATTACCAACGAACCCGCTAGAAATGGTGCAAATATTGAAAGTTTGGACACTGTTAGGAATTTATCGACTAGAATTTACTCGGCACAACATCGGGCAGTTACAACTAACGATTATGAAGCGATAATTCCGACAATTTTCCCAAATGCAGAGAGTGTAATTGCATATGGGGGTGAAGATTCAAGTCCTCCTCAATTTGGAAAGGTATTTTTATCAATAAAACCCAAAAATGGACGATTTATCTCTGATTTTGACAAAAGACAACTTATATCTAAGTTAAAGAGCTATTCAGTTGCAGGAATTCGTCAAGAATTTGTAGATTTGAAGTATTTGTACATTGAATTAGACTCCACAGTCTATTACAACTCAAATGTTGTTGGAAATGTTAATGATCTGAAGTCTACTATCAGAAATTCTCTTGAAACTTACTCAAAATCTGCAGATTTGAATAAATTTGGTGGCAGATTCAAATATAGTAAAATAATTAAGATAATTGATGAAACTAATCCTGCAGTTACGTCAAATATCACAAAAATCATTATTAGACGTAATTTAGACGTAGATACTGATAATTTTGCACAATATGAACTTTGTTATGGTAATAGATTCCATAATCGTAGAGAAGGCTACAATATTAAGTCAACTGGATTCATTCTTGATGGTGTTTTGGGTACTTGTTACTTCGGAGATTCTTATATTGATGAAAAAACAGGTCAATTGTTCGTATTCAGGTTATCAAATACAGGTGAAGTTGAAAAAGTAGTTAATAACGCAGGTACTGTTAAATATGATATTGGTGAAATTCTTATAGATACAATACGGATCTTATCAACAGATAAAGACGATAATATCGTTGAAATTGAAGCAATTCCAGAATCTAATGATATTATTGGATTAAAGGATCTATATGTTCAACTTTCCATACCAGATAGTCATATTGGTTGTGTTGAAGATACTATTTCCACTGGTGCAGATTCTTCAGGTGCTAATTTCATCTCTACATCTAGTTTCTCCGATGGTGACTACATAAGAAAGACGGATTCCGCTCCTACTTCCAGTAGATATACTTCTACTAGAGATATATCATCTACATCAACAGACGTTAGCTATTAATCCTAATAATGGGTATAGACACAGCCGCTAAAAAAGTACAAATTAATAAACTTGTATCTAGTCAACTGCCTTCATTTGTAGTTGATGATAATCCCTTATTTGTAGATTTTTTAAAACAATATTATATTAGTCAAGAGAATCAAGGTGGTTCTATTGATATTATTACTAATTTTAATGATTATCAAAAATCTGAAACTTATAGTGAAACTAGTAATTTAATAGGATTTTCTACATGCACTAGTCATGTTAATTCATATGATGCAACGATAAATGTAAGTTCAACAGAAGGTTGGCCTGCAGATTATGGACTTTTGAAGATAGATAATGAAATAATAACATATACTGGTAAAACAGCAACGTCATTTACAGGTTGTGTACGTGGTTTTTGTGGTGTAGATAATTTAAAAGATCCAAATAATCCAGAAACATTAGTATTTTCTAATACTAGTGCTAGTAAACACGAAAATAATACTAAAGTTATTAATTTAAGTAACTTATTTTTACAAGAATTTTGGCAAAAAACTAAAAAATTATTCTTACCTGGTTTTGAAGACAGAAAATTACATGATAATGTAGACAAAGCTAATTTTTTACGTCAAGCTAAGGATTTTTATGCAACAAAAGGTACTGATGAGGCGGTAAAAATCTTATTTGGGGTACTTTTTAACTCTACTGCTGAAGTAATTAAACCAATTGAGTACTTATTTGCACCATCTGATGCAGATTATGTAAAAACTTATGATTTAATAGCAGAACGTCTTAGTGGAAACGCTGATAATGTAGTTGGCCAAACATTATTCCAAACAGATAACACTGCAACAAGTGGATCTATCTTTAATACACAGTATTTTCCAAGAGATGGTAGACATTATTACATTATAAGTTTAAGTAAAGGATCTATTGTTGGTAATTTTTATCCAACTGGTTCATCTTCTTTAATAAATGCAGTTGGTATTGGTTCAACTGTAATTACAGTTGATTCAACTTTGGGATTTCCTGAGTCTGGATCTGTTTATGTTGGTGCTGGATTGACTGTTGGTATTGCAACTTATACAAGTAAGTCTTCAAATCAGTTTTTTGGAGTAACTGGCATATCATCAAATTACAGTGATTCTGATTTTGTAAGATCATCTGCAACTGTATATGCATATGAAAATGGAGATGTTACGAAACCAGTATATTTTAGATTAACTAATGTAGCTAATGATGCTAATATTGAGGATGTTGGATTTTTATTTGCTGGAGATGATATATTACCAAGACAATTAGGTAGAGTATCTGATAGTGCAAATGATCATTTAAATAGTTGGATTCATAATATTAGAACAAAAAGTGATGTTGCAAGAGATATTTTAACAAATACATCTAAAGTTAATACTAATAGTAATGTTGTAACTACGATATCTCCACATTTATTGAGTGAAAATGATACTGTAAGATTACTTGATGTAACTAATGATGATCAAAATCCTGATAATGTTGAAGGTACTGTTAAAAGATCTCTTACAGAATTAGAATTTGAGATTGATATTACTTCTGGAACTTTGGATCCTACAAAACTTTATAAAGTTCAAAGAGATCTAAATTATGCAAAAAGTTCTAATAATGTTCTAGGTATAGCTGATTTTGTTTCAGATATTCAAAATACTTATACTTCTAAAGATAATAAAGAAGTTTATGTAACATGTGGATCATTACCAAGTTATGAGATATTCTCTAATACTAGAAGGAAAGAATTTATATCAGCACATGCTGAATTTAATTCTAATGTTGATCATGTTACTGATATTATTACAATTAATAACCATAATTTCCTTCAAGGAGAATTGGTTAGATATGCACCTCTTATTTCTCCAGGCCCTACTGTAGTTGGATTAGATACTGGATCAAAGTATGCAGTTACTAAAGTTGATAATAATAGAATAAGATTATCCAGAAGTGTTGCTGACGTAGCTGCAGGTAAATATATTTCCATTAGTGGTGTTGGTAATACTACTACACATGAGTTAATTCCTGCAGATTTAACTGGAAAGAATGTAAAATATCAAAATTTCTTAAGAAAATTCCCAATAACTCCAGAACCTAAAGAATCTGAAGTAGAACTTAAGAATGAACCTATTGGAATGCTCATCAATGGAGTAGAATTGGTTTCTAATCAATCTGGAGATAGTCTTCATTATGGCCCAATTGAACATATTGATGTTGAGAGTGGTGGTTCTGGATATGATGTAATTACACCACCTAATATTCATATTACTGATAATGTAGGTACTGGTGCTACTGCATATGCGGTGGTAGAGGGGTCATTTAAGGGTATTGAAGTCATTTCTGGTGGATATGACCTAAAACAAGTTCCGAACGTTGCCATAACGGGTGGCAACGGTCAGGGCGCTACTGCATCTGCAAGGTTAAAGGCAACAAGAAATTCTAGATTATTTGACGCAAAGACAGATGTAGCTATTACCGCAACTGGTACACCAGGAACAATTAATTTTATAGATAATCATTTATTTTTTGATGGAGAAGCTGTTGTATATGAAAAGTCTGCGGCAAATGCAGTTGTTGGTGGTCTTGTAGATAAATCTGTTTATTATGTTAATAGAATTAGTGATACTCAAATTAGTCTTGCTACTAAGTTTGATGATGCTGTAGCTGGTATTAATAGTGTTACTATTTCAAGTAAATCTATTGGTAGTCATAAATTTACATCAACTGTAGCTAGAAATGTTTTAGATAAGATTGTTGTTGATAATGCAGGATCTGGTTATTCCAATAGAAAAGTACTTGTAAATTCTGTTTCAGATCCATCATCTTCATATTATGATAGAAATAATCTTAAATCTGGTATTAGTACTGCGAACAATTATATTTTCTCTAAGATGCATGGGTTTAAGTCTGGAGATGTTGTTGAATATAGACATACTGGTACTGCTATAGGTGGTTTACATACGACTCAGAATTATCAGATTATTGTTTTAGATGAAGATAGATTCCGTGTTTGTAGTGCTGGTATTGGAACTACTACAACAACTCAGAATTATCATAAGGGATTATATGTAGATCTTGAAACCGTTGGTGTTGGTACACATACCTTTAAGTATCCAGATATTGCAGTTTCATTAGAAACATTATCTGGTTTTGCTGTTACAGCTACCTCAGCACCTATTATTAGACCATTATGTCATGGATCTATTACTGATATACGTTTAACAAGTAATGGAGTTGGTTATGGTACTGATGCAACACTTAATGCACATAGAAGACCATCAGTTACAGTATCTAATGGTCAAGATGGATTAATTACAGTTAATCAAACTGGTGGAGAAATTACTGGTGCATTTGTAAAAATTGCAGGTAAGGGATATGTTACTCCTCCAGAATTAATTGTTGAAGGTGAAGGTAGATATGCAAAACTTCTTTCTAATCTTGATGCTGATGGTAAGTTATTAAGCGTAAATATCATCGATGGTGGTAAAGACTATAAGGATCAACCTGCGACCACTGTGAGGGTCAAACAGCAGGGTTCTGGCGCTGTTTTCAGAGCGGATCTAAAAGAATGGAGAACTACCACTATTAACAGATATAAGAAATCAATTAGTCAGGATGATGATGGTATCATAGTACCAAGTCAAAATACCGATTATGGTTTAAAATTTGTATCTGCATATTTACCTAGAAAATTAAGATTACAGTTAGATGATAATCTTTTTGTAGATATTAATGGTCAGTTAAAGGAAAATACACAATTAGTTCATTCTCCTATTATTGGTTGGGCTTATGATGGTTGTCCAATATATGGGCCATATGGATACAACACTCCAACTGGTGGAGTTATCCGTAGAATAAAGTCAAGTTATACCGCAAATACCAAATCAGATAGACCACCAGTTTCTACAGAATATCCACTTGGTTTCTTTGTTGAAGATTTTGATTATACTGCAGATGGTGATTTAGATGAATATAATGGAAGATTTTGTAAAACACCAGAATTTCCTGATGGTGTATATGCATATTTCTGTACTATTTCGGATGCTAATGGATCATCATCACCATTCATAGGTTCTAGAGAACCAGTATTCCCTTACATTTTGAATGGATTCCGTTATAAGAAGGTTGAGATGAATGGCAAACCATTGTCATTACAGAATATGCCAATTCTTAATAGTGGTGAAATATTAAGAAATACTCTTCCATATAAATTAGGATTCATTGCATCTGATTATGATTATTTTGTTTCTGATAGTATAGAAGATACTGAGTTATTTGTTAAAACTATAGCTACCAGTGGTATAAGTTCTGTAAATATATTATCACCAGGTATAGAATATAAGGTAGGTGATAGAGTTGTATTTGATAATGCAGGTAGTGGTGGTAGTGGTGCTAGTGCAAAGGTAAAAACTTTAGTTGGTTCTGGTATAACAGAAATTACTTATAATCAGACTACTATTGATCATATTGCATTTGATTATAAAAATGGATTAGGTGTTGGTGTTGGATCTACTTCTCATGGATTACAAAATGGCGATCTTGTTAATCTTTCTGGTATTGGAACTGGAGAATTAAGATTTCTTGAAGGCCCAACAACAATCTCTATATCTTCAGTTACATCTACATTAGGTTTTGCATTAACATCCAGAACAACAGGTAATAATCATACTACTGCAACTGGCGACAATGCTTGGATATATCTTACTGATATTGTTGGTGGAAATAGTGATGATGATATAGTAGTTGGTGATTGGTTAAGAATTGATGGTATAAAGGATGGTTGGAGTTCTGAAAGATTAAGAGTCTTAGAAGTTGACGAAACTTTGAATAGATATAGAGTTTGGCGTCAACCAGGTATAAACACTACATTCCCTGCAGGAACAAGAATTTCCGTAGATCAAAGAAGATTTACTTTTAATGTTGGTATTCAAACTGACATACCTATTATACTTGATAAGTTAATTACATTTAACCCACAAAATAGTATTGGTATTGGAACAGTAATAAAAACTGAATCTGGCCCATTTGGAAATGTATCTGTTGCAAGAGTAGTTGCTAAAGATAATACAGTATTATATGATCACGATCCACAAAATAGACCTCATAATGGTCAACCAGGTAGTAATGCTG